TCAGCCGGCATCAGACGGTTAGGTACAATCTGGAGGTTTCCGAAATCGGAAACATAGATGTCGACAGCAGCCACAACATATGCGGGGCTTTTGTCGTTCGCTGCGGTACGCAACTCAGACACGCTCTGCGATAGAGCAGAGATAGCCTGCTTGATGACGCCATCACACATCAGGACTTTAGGACTTGCGCCGGCTTCCCAACACAGTTCCATTACTTCCTTGATGTCTGCTTCGTCAACGGCCGTACCAACAACTGCGTTGGTCGTGATCCACTGACCGACAGAACCGGTAGCACGTGCACTGCCTGAGGTTCCCGCAGACGGGGCCTGCGCAGCAGCCAGAAGCATGGACTCCATGTCCAACTTCAACTCCTTCGCACGTTTGGCCATCTGATAAGCCTGGGTTGATTTGCGTCCTGCAAAGTCAACGGCCTCAGCGGTTCCACTGGACTGAACAACCTTGGAGCTGATCTGCGTATAGTTACCTACACGGTCAGGTTCCACGACTGCCAATGCCGTAGCGTCATCGCCCTCAATCTGGCGGTTAGCAACTGGATCGGCTAGTGAATCAATCTGCCACTCAAAGTAAGTGTTGTCGCAGGACGACTTGCCGATGCCGGACATGAAAGGGGTATCTTCCGGCGAGATATTGTAGATGATATTAGAGAGGTCTTCTCTGATACCTACCGCACCGTAAGTGGTACGGGTATTTGATGGTACTGCCATAACAGTTCTCCTAGATTTAGATTAAGTCCTCCAACAGTTTGGCTGCATCCTTCGCATCGCCAGACTGTTTTAGACGGTTATACTGTGCCTTACGCTCTTTGCCCTTGCTCTGTCCCTTGTCCTTCTTGGAACCTGCTCTGACAACCTTAGGGTTACGTTTAACCTTTTTTGTTTTGAGGTCTGAGTTATGCAACGCATCATACTTAGCAGCCTTCAGAAGTACGTTTATAGCGCGGTGGTCAACAACGGCATCTACTTCTTCCGCGCTGAATCCAACACTCTGTGCGAACTCTCTGATTTGTCCTGCTAACTCTGGTCGTTTTGCTTCGTCAGCCCACTCAGGGACAACCTCCGCTAACCTACCACCTTCTTCTTGAAGTTGGTGTGCGTGGATTGCTTGAGACTCTTTGAGGTTTCGCGCCTCAGCATTTTTCTGCTGATTCTGCATCGCCTGTATACGGTCCCTTGCTTCCCTGAACTCATCACGTTTGGTTACATATTCAATAGGGTCTTCATCTTTAAGCCTAGCCCAGTCCACGTTAGCGAACTGCTGTAAGCCATGAAGCCCCTGCTGTACGTATTGTCCTATCTGTTGAGCGTACTGCTCACGCATTTGAATGGTGTTCGCTAGTTCTTGTTCGTACCTTCCTGCGTACTCTTCAAGTTGCTTGCGTTCCTCAGACAACTGCTGTGTTTTCCGAGTGTAGTCGGAATGGCGAGAATAGCCGGCAAGTAGTTCGTCAAGTCCTACCTCAGTGTCTTCGCCGTCTACTTTAACGACAAATACTTCAGTAGCCTCTTCTCCCTCCTCATCTCTATTATCGTCAGGCTCATACTCATCCTCGTCCTCCTCAGACTCAGACTCGTCAGCCTCTTCCACCTCATCGTCAGTATCCGCGCCCTCTAGGGGTTCTGCTTCTACATCTTCGGGGGTTGGCCCATCCTCAGCAGTTGGTTGCGCCTCATCAGCGTCCAACATATTGAGTAAAGCCTCTGTTGCAGCGCCTACGCTGCCATCTTGTTCTACGGGTGCCTCAGGTGCGACAGTATCCGTGGTTTTGGTTTCCATAATTCATCTCCTAGATGTGTGGGTGTGCAGAGCGGACTCGCTCTATCTCTCCTTCTTCCAGTACGGACTCAAAGTGAGCATTTATTCTGTCAACGAGTTTCAAACTCATGTACAGAGATTCCCTTGTTTCAATGTCCCCCGGTAAGGATTGCCCCCACTCTAGGGTTAACTGCTTCTTTAATTCTTCAAATGCCTCTTGGTATAGAGGGTTCTTAAGTATTTGTCTTGCTTCTGTGATTCGATCAAAATCTGTCATGAGAAAAGTATCACTATGGTTATTAACATTATCAGTGCTTCCATATTATCCAACCTTAATAGGTCTTCCCTCATCTACTTCACTCTGTAGTTCTGCTGCCTTCAGGCGTAGTTCCATTTGATCCATAGCCTTCTTGTGCTCGAACTCCTGTTGATCCAACTGCAACTTTCCTTGCTTGATCTGTACCTCCATCTGATCCTTCTGCATCTCTGCTTGCGCCTTCTGTGCTTCAGGGTTTGGCGGTGGGGGCTGTTGCATCTGCGGTGGTGTCAGGTAGTCATCTACGTTCTGATAGCCCATGGCTTTCAGTAGTGAGGCAGATATGTTGTACATATTCTGAGGGCCAACCATCGGGTTCCCTGCTGCCTGTGCTTGGCTTGCTAGTCCTAACACAGCGTTCAACTGAGCAACCTGTTGGTCTTTATTCCCCTGTCCAAGAGCAACGGATACCGTAGCATCCATGTCATCACGCCAACTTGATGGGTCTACAGGGACCCAGTTGTTGCGTAGACGCACCATACGCTCCTGATCCTGGTTGATAACCAGTAACTGGTATACGCGTTTCATGAGGTCCTTAACGCCTGTCTCTGCGAACTGACGGGCAATCAACTCAACCCTGGCAGCAGCAGCGGTCATCACGGCATTAACCGCAGTGGCCGTTGTGTGGCTTGTCAGAGCGTCATCAGACATCCCCTGAGAATACTTGCTAACCCCTGCGCGAGACTCACGGATTCCGTCGATGTACTCAAGCATCTGGAACGTGTAAGGCTCAAGGGCCGGTGTCGCAAGTGGCATAACAGCGTTGGGGGATTTGACACGTACAATGCCTCCCGGGCGTGCTGTTAGGAGGTCGTCCAAATTTGCTTGACCTTCAAGGACTGCGTACCTACCAAAGTTCTGGTTGTACATATTATCCAGGAGGTTTCTCATCAGGGTCGATTTGATGTTTTGGAGTGGCATAACGAGGTCAGCCACTGATAACCCATAGAATTTGTGGGGTATCTTGATGGGTGTTAAGGTGATAAACGGAACGTGATCAACAGCCTCGTTGGTCAAAACCTTGTCGCCAACAATACAAATCTGTCGCAGTTCAGCGATACCATCTCCATCCCAGTCTGTCCTGATGTATGTCTCGTACAGGTAGTACTCCTGTAGCGAGTCCTCAGAGGGTGCATCACCGAACGGGGAATCAGTTCCATCAAATGAATGCCTTGCTTGTCTAGCAGCGCTCCATAACACGTTGTCGGAATCTATCTGACCACCGCTAATGTCCTCTGAATCTAAGTCCTCATCTGGATACATCTCACGCAACTGGCTCAATGTGAGCGTTGCTCTATGACATACAAACCTTGCGTCCTCTATTGTCTTGGCATCACGGTTGATGATGAATTCCTCTGGCGGGACATTCTCAATCTTGATGCGTCCATCTTCTTTGGTGCGAACAGTGGCGATATCGTATGTCTCTTCGCCCATCTCGTTAACACCAACTGTCTCCTGCTCTGCGATATCAACATCATCGTCCATCAGGAGTGCTTCAACTTCAATGGCGGTTACGCCTTTATACTCGTCACGCTCGGTGGTTTCTTTGTCTTCCCAGAATACCTTTACCGTTCCGTTCTTTTGCAGCAGAGCGTCAGTGAACCAAGAGTACAGGATAGACCATCCATCATTGTCTTTGGTCACGACGTAGTTAACATAGTCCGTAGCCTGCTCTGCTACTTGAACATCCTCAGGTCCATGCGGGGTGAACTGAACCAACTCATCCCCAGACGCAAATACGCGCATGAGGTTTGGCTTGATCCATTCGATAGAGTCTTGAACTGTTGAATCTACAAACTGTGAGCGTCCATCAACTTCGTTTCCGAATGGCTCAGAGTAGTAGTACGACATGGCTTTATCGCGCTGCTCTTGTAACTTGTCGTCAAAACCAAGGGCTTCTGTTACTTCGCTCTCGATTCTTGAGACTAGTTCTTCATTTGTTTCTGGTGCTTTATTATCCATTAAACGAATCCATAGTTAGGGTACTCTATATTTTTCTTGGTGTAATCGCCCCAGTGTTCTCCACTGCCGGCAACGCCGAACCTTCGGCTCATGAACGCATACCTCAAAGCACTCATGCTGTCATCCCTCACAGCAACGATCTTTCCGTCCTTCCTGTGATACTGTCTATATTCTTGAAGTAGGTTATCTAGGTGAGAGAAGATTTTAAATCTCCCTTCCTCCATCCAAACCACCATCTGTTGTATTCCTTCTTCGACAGAGTTTGATCCTTTTTTCTCGCCGAGGCCAGGAGGATTGGTGAAGTGATCAAGCAGAAAATTACACCCAAGGTCCCTGTATTGAGAAGCCAGTCCAGGATTTCCGATGCTATCCCTGCGATTACCATCGTGTGGATAAGCAATCGGGACATACCCGTCTCTTCTGAGTATTTCCGACGAATGCTCTGAAGGGCTTCTCTTGTTAGCGTTATAAGCATCGTATACGTAGAAGATATCTTCTTCAACATCGTGGGCTCCCCATACTACCGCTGTATCGTGATCCCATCCGAAATCTATAGCAGCAATTCTTTTCCAATGGTCTTCTATCTTCATAGGCTCGATGATCAGTTTCTCCTCAGGGATTGGGAAAACCAAACCTGAGCCAATCATAGGCTTACCGTACTTCCTCATCTCTCGTTCATGCGGGCTATACGCTGCAAGAATCTGAGTCATCGTGTCGTCATCAAGGTGACCTGGGTTACCCTTGAGGGTTTTGATCTTGCTACCGGCATCATCCCAAGTCGCGTTGGTTAGGCTTTGGCCCTTCTTGATGTCGTTCATAAAGGCGCTGACAGTCTCTGTCATGCCCTTCTCTGGTGTGAATGTCAGGTACACCATACCCTTTCTATCTAATGTACGAGTCACAGACTGCGAGTACAGACTCCTATCCGGTTCCTCGTCTAGCCAAATACAGTCAACAGATCGTCCCATCCACTTCTCAACCCCAGACTCATATGACTTAAAGTGTACGGTTGAGTTTGTTCCTGACTCATGTTTTATCAGGGCTAATGCTTTAGCGTTTGGTACTCCTGGTTTCCTCTCTGAACTAATTATGTTAGCCCGTGGAATAGCCCCCGTGCCCCATGCGTCTGGGTCTTCAGGTGCGCCAAGCAACTCAGCCTGGCAGATGTCCCTAGTTGACTCATTGGATACACCACCAACCCAGGCGGTTATCCCCTTATCGTACACACGACCTTCCCACCAATCCGGGTATATCCCAGTAAGGTGCATTGCCATCTCCATGGCACCGCAGTAGGATTTTCCAATACGGTTAGCACACATCAAAAGGCGTTGGTTGTTTCCCTTGCTAGTCTTGTGGAACTCTTGCTGAAACGGGTACGGATCGTACGACTCTATCTTGAAACTCTGCTTGCGTAGCCTTAGTTTCC